TTACCGCCGCAGCCGTTCCGGCTTCTTCCACTGGTAAGTATTTTTCGCGCTCTCCCTCCGTTGTTGAGAACGGCGACGGTATGCCAGCAACTCAAGGACTCTTGTTCGTATGTTGCGCATATCCACGCCGTTAAGCTCAATACCGTCACGGAGCATCACCTCAGCCACCACACGCGCGTAATTTTCAGCGGTGACTGTATCCGGCTGCGCGGCCTGTTCGTCAGCCAACTGGCTGATTCCACCAGCACAGCGGATTAATCGCAGTATTTCAGATTCGGTCATTATCATGCCTGTTTTGCGACCTCATTCACTACGTCATTTTTTACCATCCGGCTGATAATCTGATTACGCAAATCGTCAATAATTGACTGCACTCTGTTTACTGCCATCGGTTTAAGCCCGGCATCACGTGCCAGAATATTGGGGAGTTTTGCCAGTTCCTCGCTTACGATTTCCCCCCATATAGCCATCTCTTTTCGCACATCATCGGCGGGTATGAGTTGCGCCGTTTCCTGTTCGAACCTGAGGCGCTCACGTTCGGACTGATACCAGGCCTTACGGTCATGTGGCTCCATTTCTTCCAGTGATGCCGGAACGGGAAGATCAAGAAAACAGGTCAGAATGTCAGTCACCCGATAGAGTTTTAGCTTGTCATGCCCTCCGGCTGGCTGGATGTTTTTCAGCCTTGCCGCCGCAGTCTGACGACATATTCCCGCTATCGCCGCCAGTTGATTAATGTTCAGCATCAGATTTTTCAGTTCTCGATCCATACCCGCTCCAGAATGTTTTAAACATGCATCTTGCGAACAACTTTCAGAAGAGGTCAAAAAATGCGCTATATGTTGAGCATAAAACAAGCAAAATTAACATGCTAAAAATAAAAATACTTAAAATTCAATACAATGGAAAGATGATGATGACGAATGAAAATGCAAAAACTAGCCTTTTTCCGCGCCGCTCCCGCCCCGTGGCAGGTCACTACACCGGGAGGACCCGCAAAAAAAGGCGGCTATCGCCGCCCTTGTTGTCATGCTCCACTCGATTTCAGTAATCCGCGATAGTCGAGGGCCGCGACACCTGCATCTATGCGCACCTTCCAGGCGACGCCATCAACAGTAAATCCCTCCTGCTCCTCAAGATATGGCGTATCAATACCATCAAGATAAGCGACCTCTATCGTGTCCATCCCCTTCGCCGCTGCCACATACCACTCCTTGTTATTGGCTTTATCAAGACGCGGCTCGACGATAACCTCTGCCATATCTTTCACCACGTTAATGATGCCGGGGTTCTGATTGATAGTGCCTCCACCATCAATCGGAAAGAGTGATGACGATGACAGAATGGCGCGATGTGCGGCAGACTCCAGCGCAGCAGGGACCAGAACAAAAGCGGGGGTAATATTCAGGGAGTCGCCGTTGCCATCCTCCTGTAATCGCATCAGCTTACGGGCTTCGTTAAGCCCCTCCATGTCCATATCCTTCGCAATAAGATTTTTATGATCGGCATGGAATAACGCTTTACCATCCGTAAATTTGCCGTTGCTGGTTAACAGAAGATAAACCAGATTACCTACTGTTCTGGCGGCCGCACGCCCCATCGCCATGGGGATTGTAGTTAACTGGGTCAGGTCATCGTTGATAATGGCCTGACGGGTAACAGAAAAAATATTACCGTATGTGGCCAGCGCAATAGGTACACCTTTATCGCTGGTGGTGATGTATTTATATTCCGCACCTTCCGGTACTTTATCCAGCTTTGAAAAACCATTCAGACCAACGCGCTTTGCTTCATGAAAGTTTGAAAGCGATCCGGTACACGTCCATTTCTGGAACGTTTCGCCGCTGTCCTGCCAGCCTTTCAGCACTGATTTTTCAGCACCACCAGCCAGAATATGAGAAAAATCGCTGCTGCTGTGTGTGAAAGCTGCATTAACGACCTGCGAGCGATTTAAAAAATTGCCAACACTGATACCACGATCAGTTAGTGATGCCTGGGCCATTTCAAAAAGGCTCATCATCGCGTAAGGATTTCCCCGCTCTGGGCGTTCATACCCGAGACGAGAATAAAGCCCCTGACGAATTGCATCGCCTGTTATGTTCCCGTTACCGGCATAAATATGAGTCGGGATATTTTTATTGGATGGCGTGGACTCGCGCCCCAGCTCGTTCAACAACTTTTCACGGGCCATCTCCGGTGTACATGATGCATCCTCCAGGCACGCCATTTTGATCCCGTCGTAACGACTGCCGAACAGGCTAAACACTTCACTTATTCCGTTGATGCGCTTCTGTTCATTACCAGCAATATTTGCCGCTCCCTGTGGCGGTGTAATCATTCCTTTAATGGTTTCCGGCATATGTAAAAAATCTCCTGTGCGTTTCGATTCAATTCGCGCCATTACTCTGACGGATGGCAACAATTCATCAGCAAAACCGTGCTTAAGGCATTCTTTCCCATCCATCCAGGTTTCATCCTCCAGCATGGCGGTAATTTCCTGTGCTGATTTGCCCGTTTTTCTGGCATAAGCAGGGATTAACACGGTTTCCACCTTATCCAGCAAATCAGCATAATCACGCATATCGCCAGCATTTCCGCCAGAGATCCCCCACGGTTTATGGATCATCATGCAATACATTGAAATCATCCTACTGATAAATAAGATTAAAAATCACAATACAGATACGTTTGAGCTTCATTGCAATACGCATTGCAATACACGGTTGCTGGGTGATTTCAAAAGATGAATGCTGCGAAGGATGGAAATTTGGGAACTAGGTGGTGAATAGCACAACAAAAAATCAGAATTCTACTAGCTTAAAATGATGCAAAAAGCATTCGTGGCATCGCAAGCGCTGTACAATTCGTTCTATAATGAAGAAAATTTCTAACAGACTTTATCATTCAAAGGTGGAGGAGATGACAGCAATGCAACATGCATCACGCTCATACTTGAATTGTAAAGCTATCGTTAGAATCACAGCCTTTTTGTTCCGCTGATCTAACGATAAAACTAGTGGTAAAAGGTATATTTTTTAATTTTTCAGACGCTGGCGCGGGGTAATTAAAATGAAATTTGTAAATATACGGTCATCCGAGTTGCCTGAAATAGATACCTTTGTAAAAGAATGTATCAACCAAGGACAATGGACTCTTTTCAAGGCCGAGAAGGGTGCAGTTAATGATAATAAAGTTGCTTTTTTTCTAAAGGCTGGCAAAGATTTCTTTGCATTAAATAACAGAGGAAGTGTTATCTCTGTATTTCAATCATTAGATTATAATCTTGAAATGAATGAGGTAATTCATTTTTCAGATATTCCTAAACCTGAATCGTTGAGCAATATTGCTAGCTTAGGATTTGCTAGAGTTTAATATATAAGGATATGTACGATGGGATTAATATCTGGAAATACACATTGGGTATTATTTTTACCTTGTGAGCACCAACCAGAAGATCGCCATGTTCAAGATTTAGTTCATGGCGTCTTTTGCTTAGAATCCTCAGGTATACAGCCATCTAATATTAGCATATATATTGATGGCCAAAATAGAGCCAACTTTAATAAGTTAATTTCGATTGCAACCCAACATAATTATACTATCAAGCCTACATCTGAATTTTTCACCGACTGCGATACAAATAGTTATGAAAATCTAGTTATGTTTGTGACCGGACACGGAAGTATGAATGGTTTGGACTCTGCGCCGATCATAACCCCATACCGTTTATTGGACAGGTTAAAAAACACTCCTGTTCTCAAGCAAGCAATCGTTTATCTTGGTCAATGTTTCGCTGGTGTTTTCAACTACTTACCTGCTGGGCAGCGTAAGAGAGGTGAAGATGCCGACCCCGATGTCATTCTTATCGGGGCTACGAGTCTTCATGAAAGTTTGAGTAATCCAACAACGGAAAATATTAATGGTATAGATTTTCCTTGGGTTGCAAATCAATTTTTATATCATGTATTTAAGTGGATATCATCCCCGAATGATATCGATGGGGATGGAAAACATACAGTAATTGACTCTTATAAGTATGCTGGAATCTCATCAAACATGACCAATCGTAGAATGAAGATAGGTTCTTTTGTAGCTTCGGTAGACTTGCATGAGCAATGGAATACTGCAAAAAAAGATCATGAAGCTAACTTGGCTGATCCACAAAAACTACTCCGTTATAGAGCATTAGATCAGCAATACTATGAAAAACTGAACATTAACTATATTCATCAAGAGTGCTGGATATTAAATTCTGTACCTGCACAATCTGTTGAATTCTAATCCTTTACTTTTTTGAATAGATTGCTGCAAGTGCCGTTTTGAGGTCGTAATTTCGGCACTTGCAACTGCAACCAGAAATAGGGCGAACGTTTGACAAACGTTTAGCTATAGTCTGCCGATGAAATCCAGTCACTTCCGCCAACTCACTTAAATTTAGAACTATCTTTTTCATCATAATTACCCTTCAGATGTCGAACAAATAACATACAATCCATCATCTTTTCCACTTTTATAAAGTTTTACCTAATAAAATTCAGTTAGTTAGCGAATGATGATGATGTCTATAAAATTCAAAAACTAGCCGTTTCCCGCGATGCCGCCGCCCCGTGGCAGGCATCCCCGCCGGGAGTACCTTTTAAAAAAGGGCAGCATCTGCCGCCCTCCTGTCGTCATGCCGCCCCGCTCGACTTCACCATGCCCCGATAATCCAGCGCCGCCACGCCAGCATCGATACGCACCTTCCATGCAATACCGTCCACAGTGAAGCCCTCCTGCTGTTCCAGATACGGCACGTCCATTCCATCCAGATATGCCACCTCGATAGTGTCGGTGCCTTGCGCTGCAGTGACGTACCACTCCTTGTTGTTGGCCTTGTCCAGTCGCGGCTCAACCACTACCTGCGCCATATCCTTCACGACGTTGATAATGCCTGGGTTCTGGTTCAGCATACCGTTCTGGTCTACCGGGAACAGCGAAGATGATGACAGCACAGCTCGATTGGCTGCGCCTTCCAGCGCGGCAGGTACAAGGATATAGGCTGGGATAACATTAATAGGATCGCCGTTCGCATCCTCCTGCAGACGCATAGCCTTACGGGCCTCATTGAGTCCGTCTGTATCCATCCCTTTAGCGATGAGGTTTTTATGGTCGGCGTGGAACAACGCTTTACCATCTGTGAATTTGCTGTTGGCGGTCAGTTGCAGGTAGACCAGATTGCCAACCGTTCGTGCGGCGGCACGCCCCATTGCCTGTGGAATGGTCGTGAGCTGGCTCAGGTCATCGTTGATAATGGCCTGGCGTGTAACAGAGAAGATGTTTCCATAGGTGGCCAGCGCGATCGGCACACCGCTGTCGCTGGTAGTGACATATTTGTATTCAGCACCTTCCGGGACTTTATCCAGTTCTGAAAAACCATTCAGACCGACACGTTTAGCCTCATGGAAATTCGACAGAGAACCGGTCTTTGTCCACTGCTGGAAAGTTTCCCCGCTGTTCTGCCAGCCAGTCAGCACCGACTTTTCAGCACCACCAGCCAGGATATGAGAGAAATCACTGGTGCTGTGCGTAAATGCCAGGTTCACGATCTGCGAGCGATTCCCGAAACCACTGACGCTGATACCACGATCCACCAGCGAAGCCTGCGCCATTTCAAACAGACTCATCATGGCGTAAGGGTTTCCCCTTTCGGCGCGTTCGTGACCCAGACGGGCAAAAAGCCCCTGGCGGATAGCATCGCCGGTAATGTTGCCGTTACCTGCGTAAATGTGCGCGTTACTGGTTTTATCCGATGGGGTCGAGGTCTTACCCAGTGCCGTCAGCAGCATGTCTTTTGCTTTTTCAGGCGTGCAATCCACATCCTCCAGACACTGCATCTTGAGAGAATCATGCTTGCCGCCGAACATGGCAAACAGATCCTTAATCTCGTTGATGCGGTTCTGTTCCGGTACAGCGCTACTGGTGGAACCTTTCGGGCTGGTGATCATCCCTTTAATTTCTTTTGGCATATGCTCAAAATCCTCAATTCGTTTTGACTCAATACAGGCCATTGCCCTGACGGCGGGTAACAATTCGTCAGCAAAACCCTGCGCTACACATTCGCGGCCATCCATCCATGTTTCATCCTCCAGCATTTCCGCCAGTGATTCGGCTGATTTACCCGTTTTGCGTGCATATGCCGGGATCAAGACACTTTCGACTTTATCCAGAAGTTCGGCGTAGTCGCGCATGTCGTTGGCGTTCCCACCAGAGATTCCCCACGGTTTGTGAATCATCATGAGTGCGTTTTCGGGCATAACGATACGGTCGCCAGCCATTGCAATAACTGACGCCATAGACGCGGCGAGACCGTCGATCTGCACTGTAATTTTTGCCGGGTGTTTATTCAGAAGGTTATAGATAGCGATGCCGTCAAAAACATCGCCACCGGGTGAATGAATGTGCAGGCTGATATGGGAGATATCGCCTAGGGCTTTCAGGTCTTCGGAGAACTGCTGCGCCGTAATACCCCAGCCGCCGATCTCTTCGTAGATGCTGATATTGGCGCTGGTGCCATCGCTGGCCGCTTTGATGGTGTACCAGCCTTTCATTTTTCACCTTCCGTTACAGCGAAGCCATTTTCATCAAGCCATGCGTTGACTGCGTGCCGGACTACCTGTGCCACTCCGGGCAATGGCTGGACAGGAAGATTTTTCAGATGATCGTTGCGGTATTGCTTAAGGCGTACAACGGTTTGCGCGTCCAGATGTACGGAGCCGCCTTTAGTCTCGCCAGTGTTTAAATCGTTAATGTCACTCATGATGTCCTCTACTGTATAAGTAAACAGGTTATGATGATTGATCACCAAAAGTGGTAAGTGAACAATTTTTTATCTGAAAAATAGATTTATGATGAAAAAAAATTTTTGTATGGTCTTAGATTGGAATAAACAGAAAGGTTAAAAAATGGATCTCACTCGTAATGACGAACTCCTTTTGAATGATGCAGCTAGACGCTCATTTCGGGATATGGCAGACCAGGATTATCTCTCAGCTCGTCTGTGTTATAAGCACAAATTGAATTTTCAATTTTTATGGCTTTCGCAACAAGCCGTAGAGAAATATATTAAAGCGATTTTACTTTATAATAGAGTTCCAGTATTAAAATTAAATCACAATTTAAACAAAGGGCTGGCAAAGATTAAAGAAATCCCATATCTTGAATTAGACCTAGATGTAAAAAGTGAGCGATTCATAGATTATCTCAATGAGCAGGGCCCAAATAGATACTTCCAAAACACTATGTATACCGAAGGCTTTGAAATTATAACCTTGGATAGAACCATCTGGGAATTAAGAAGATACTGCAAGCCACTAAACTACTCAATTACTAACCCAAAAGGTGAAGTGATAGAAATGTTAGAACATGAATTGAGTAGCATAAAAAATTCGAAGTCGAGGCCTTATCATACGTTCAAACTATTTGGAGGTTACTTAGAAAAAAGATTAAAAGATAATAAATTCAATCAGGGCGACATACTTACATGGAAAAATTTATTTTTTGGAAGAAATAAAAAAAATGCAATTAGAATTGGAAGATCAATGCATGTAACTCATCCAACTCATTATATGTACCCAAATGCAACGGAAATGCTCAGTCGTTTCTTTAAAATAAAATAATTACATTCCAATTTTATTTACCGCTGTTAAATAAGTAAGGTATATCTTTATTTATCGACATTGATAATCATGAAAGAGTATATCTTTTTTGCCGCACCTAGCGCATTTCTCACCGCACTTTCATCCCGCGCACTTAGGTGCGCAATCCAACATGCACCGTACAGCCATTAAAACCAGTAATGGGGCGGGTTTGCAGGTGATTAATGCCAAACCGCGCACTTTCTTCGTATATACATGGAAAAAGTGCGGCAAGTGTATGTTTTATGAGCATTTCGCGCATCACGCGCATTTCTTGCCGCACTTTTCAGGTTAAATTATCGTGATATCTCCTGAATCATCGATAAAGATAATATTCTCCCTAACGAGTTTATCAAGCCAGCGTTTAAAACCTTTGCGGCCGTTCTCTCCAAACAGAGTGGTAATATCATCACGTATAACAGAGACATTACACGGTTCACCTTTGGCTTTTCGGCTCCGGATTGACTGCCAGAGTGCAGCGTGGTTCCCAGTCAGGTGCTTGATATCAGCAAGTTCCGGATCAGGTTCTCGTGCCTCTCGTGGCAGGTCCTGCACCACCAGCGACGAAATAAGCTCACCATCACGATCTGTGAACAATTCGATCGGACGCAGATCGAATGCGGCCTGTTTCGGCTCCTCCGCATCTTTCATCTTCGTACAGGTCAGGATTATCGCCCCACCATCCCCCTCGCGCCGGACATTGAACTCTGCATCGAGCGCAGCCCTGAAAGCACTGGAACCACGTGCGCCTTTGGTATCGTCTTTTCCTGAATGATGCACCACCAGCAACGTGGCGCCAGTCTCACGCTTGATGACGTCGCAGCCTTCAATAAACGCCCCCATGTCACGAGCATCGTTTTCATCGTTACCACCAAAGCACCGCGCTAGAGTATCTATGACAATCAGGCGAACCGGCTGCCCCGTTTTGGACTTAACGTCACGCGCAGCTTTGATCATCTCCTGCATTTCCTCACGGCGAACCGGGAAAACCGGACGGTTTACCAGATACAGATTATTTAGTTTCACACCATGTTTTTTCTCCCACGCCTTTATTCGCCGCGGAACGCCAATACCACCTTCACCTACTACGTACATCACAGCGCCGGCTGATACCGACTTCCCCGCCCACTTCATCCCGGCTGCAACGTGACAAGCCCAGGACACCGCCAGAAAACTTTTATACGAACCGCTCGGGCCGTAGATACTGCTCAGGCTGTTAGCGGGAAGATAACTTTTTAACGTGTAATCCTGCTCCTGATCGTACCCATCAGAGCCCACGCTTAAAGGAAGGCTGTGCCGCAGTGACTCCTCTCGCACAGAGACTTCAACCTGTTCACGCAGACGAGAAAGATATTCCCTCCAGTCCTCAGGCTCATGGTCGGGGATTCCTTTATACAATTTGGCATCCTGCACGCCAGCCAGCGCCAGCTTTTCAGCAATGTTATTAATCTGGATAGGCTTTATATTCCCTGCCAGGTAAATCCGCACGGCACGACGGCCATCATCCACAATGCGCAGGTTATCCAGCTCTGCCAGTTGTTTTGGCCCAAGGTAAACAGGAGGAGTGGTATCTTCGGCAATCTGTTTACCAAGCCCCTCTTCCCAACCCTTCGCATGGGCGTATGCTTCTGACCCGGCAAAAATAACTGCCTCCGTGAATTTTTCTTTTGGCAGGTGTTTCAGATTCGGTGCGTTTTTCATTTCAGCCCCTTATCCCATCCGTCAGATCCAACACTCAGCGGCAGAGAAGAGCGCAGAGCAGCGATTTTTTTACGCCCGTTTTCTTTTACGGTCTCCTGCCACTCCCTGCTTTCCTCAGGGAGATAAATAAATTCTTTTCGGAACCGGTACTCAGAAAAAATACACTCATGTGAATACCCATCCCGGACATACGTAATACGGCTATCCGTTATGCATGTGACAGTAATTTTTTCTCCGCGAGAATCTTTCCAGCGACTGTTAAGCTCGATTTTTGGTTGAGCGATGCCCTCAAGCTGAACCTGATTGAATTTTTTAATCATGAATTTATTCCTTGTCGGTAGCCGTTAAACCGTATGCTTCAGCAGCCTGACGAACTGCCTGGATAAAACCTTCCGGTGTGGCCACGATTTCGTCCGGACGAAGGCGGCGCTCTGTAACCTGACCGTTTTTAACCGTCACCAGTACGCGGATCTCGTAATCAGCAGGTAAGGCGGAGTTATCCATGGCGCACCTCCATTGGCACAGCTTCATTGCTGTAAGGATCGCTACCCAAGATGCTCCATAGGGTGCGATGTTCAGGATCCATAAACGACACTGAGAGCGGGCTTTCTGTTCGGATTTTGGCGGCAAAGGTCAAGTCCCAGCCGCAGAACTTTGCACGGGCAGTATCTTCAGTGTCTGCAATGGTGCGCAGAACTATCGGGAGACAAGAGTGACCTCGCGGCGTGCCAAGGAATAGCCATGTAAATTTTGGGCGAGTTTGGGTATGCTGTTGATCAGCCATAACTGTTACCTCAACTAACGGTTTGTGGTTAGACGTCCCGTGAGTGGTTCCAAGCACTTCCGGGACGTTGCTTTTTTCACGTCAAGCGTGATAACGTACGTACGTAATAGCAACATCCTATGAGGTTACGTACGTACATGTCAACAATAAAACGAGATAAAACACCCAAAGGAGAGGGCTTGTCTCCGACATTCCAAATCCGAATAAGTCCTGAATTGCGCCAGCAGATGAATGAAGCTGCTGAGCGTGAGGGAGTAAGTCTTGGTAATTGGCTTAAAGGTCTGGCTAGAAATGAACTTATTAAGCAAGGAATTGAACCTAAAGGTTAGTTTTCACAAGCACTCTTTGATTTTTTCAGTAAAAATTAAATTAAGGAAATTCTATGGATGATTTATATACACCATCTGAATATTTTATGTTCGTAGAGAAATTTGATCATTACTTCCCACGAAAAAGCCCTTTTAACTCATTATTATTCGAGTTCAATTATAGATTAGAAGATATAGTTGTTTTTCATCGCTTTGTTATCAACACCTATTCAAAAAATAAAAAAGCAATTGATGTACAATATAATAAATTTAATTTTCTTGATGATAAACAAAAAAATTCCCTTTCTGATGACGAGTATGAAGCGTATCAACTCAGGTTTGCAAGGCATATGGAATACATTAACCATCAAACTGATTTGAATGAAAAAGCGTCTTACATTGCTAACGATAGTGTCGTTATAAACTTATGGGCCATGAATGAACAATATATGACTAGAGGATTGGCCAACCTAATATCTCAAAAAGAAAATAAAAATTTAAATGAAGTTAAAACGCCTTACAAATGGGATACAATCAAAAGTAAATTCCTGTCATATGGAATCAACTTTGAGACATTGCCATCTTATGATGACATTAATGAATGTAGAGTACTGAATAATAAAATAAAACATCTGAACATAGTAGATTCTGGTTTAGAAGTTTTCCCTCCCTTCAAAGGTAAGCTTAACGAATCACTTACTGGCATGGCCTTTCCTCTTCAAAAATATATCATAGGCTCTCATCACTTTATAGGAATGCTATTAGAAGAGTGCTCATTAAAATAAACGCATGGCAACGTATAATTTATCGCTTAATACGTTGCCATATCTCTCATTTATTTTTATCGAACCAATCTCCTTTAATCCAAGCTTGCATCTCTGAGAGCCGGTAAGCAACTGCTGACGGCCCAATTTTGATTCGCTTAGGAAATTTTCCTTCCTGTTCCATGCGCCAGCGCGTTGAGTTAGACAACGTAGTCATAGCCCGGCATTCAGGTTCGCGAATCATTCTGTCAAGGTCAGGCATGTACTGGAGATCTTCTTTTTTCACAACGGATAACATAGCCATATCAGGCACTCCTTTTCTTAATTACTTTTACTGTATTTTCTTCCCCCACCAGCCCATCAAGGTAGTCAACCCATCGGTCCAGTGCTTCTTGCTTTTGAGGGATATACTTGCTGCGGTTATAGACTCCGGCCACGCCCTTTATGGTATGCCCCAGCAGCTGCTCTACGACCATAAAATCAACGCCCATATCGTTAAGGCTTGTCGAGAACGTTCGTCTCAAATCATGTAATGACCAGCGTTTTTCATGTTTCAGAGAGATAAAGTTTGTGCATCCCATCGTACTGACGGTTGAATCAGATTTCAGTTCGCCAAATATGTAGCCTCTCCTTTTAGTCTCTTCGTGCAGGTTTACGATCCACTGGCGCATTTTTTGAGGAACGGGGCGAATAATTTCTTCGCCGTTTTTACTGTGCTCTTTAGGTACTGTCCAAATCCACTTATCGAAATCCCACTCATCCCATGTAGATAAACGCGCCTCACTCAGCCTGCAGCCAAACACGAGACACAAAATCGCCATCCTTTTTTTGTAATTCATTACACGGGTTTTGCCTTTACCATGAAAGTACACTCCCCACAGATCGGCGACGTAGCTTTCCTCAAGTAGCCGCTCTCTCTTGTTCTGATACTTACCGATATCACCAGGGCTCAAATCATCAAGCACATTGCACCGCACATACTGGCGCACCCGGCAGTATTTGAAGATCTGCTTTAACTCAATCAGCATTGCAGCAGACTGAACCGGCGCGATTTTCTTTATGCGGTCGAAGCACTTGATCCAGTCTGACAGACCGCATTTCTCGACAGGAAACCCGCCGATGTAGGGAAAAATGTATCTCTCATAACGGCGATAGAGCCGTAAAGTCTCTTTGCGCTTTTCCCTGGCATAGTTATCAAACCAGTAATCGATAGCGTTCTTCACAGTTACTGGAGTGAACAGGTTCTCTTTGGTGAGTTTGTTCTCTATTCGTGGGTCGAGTCCCTGAGATAGCCATGCCCGGCACTCGTCCCTTTTCTCTCTGGCCTGTTTAAGGGTCATATCTGGATACTTGCCTAACGTCATCCAGACGGGGGCGCTTTGTCGGCCGGAATGTCTGAAGAAATACACAAAGCTCACAGTGCCACTAACGCTCACTCTGACAGACAGTCCACGACCATCTGCCACCATCTTTTGACGCGGCTGGGGTTTACCATGTAAGGCCTTTAACGCCTTGTCGCTTAACTTGTTCTCGCCCGCCATAAAACCTCATTCTGCAATACACATTGCAATACACACTTAACTGCAACGCCGAAAAACAGTAGAAAAGCAATGCAAACAACACCTCTTCTTTCTTCATAATTAACAATAAGTTAATGAATGAATACGGTTCTTCATGCGTACCCATGAGGTAGTGTGAAGGATAATGGATCATCATCATGGCGTTCTCCGGCATCACTACACGATCGCCAGCCATTGCGACCACCGAAGCCATTGAAGCCGCAACACCATCGATATAAACCGTAATGTCTGCCGGATGATTCCGTAGCAGGTTATAGATGGCGATGCCTTCAAACACATCACCACCTGGTGAATGGATCCTCAGATTGATATGTGAAACATCGCCAAGGGCTTTCAGGTCTTCCGCGAACTGCTTTGCAGTAACACCGAAGCCGCCAATCTCCTCATAGATAGATATATCCGCCGCTCCACGAACATCCGCCGCCTTAATGGTGTACCAGCGATTCATTATTCCCCCACCGATGCAAAACCATTCTGATTAAGCCAGGTGTTTACGGCATGTCTGACAATCTGCGCCACACCTGGTAATGGTTTGTCAGGATGATGATTTATATGGTCGATCCTGTACTGCTTAAGGCGCATAACGGTCTGCGCATCCAGATGAACGGAACCACCCCTGATATCGCCCGTGTTCAGGTCATTAATACAACTCACAGTAACTTCCTCTTACTGACTAAACTGTGCACATTATTGATCGATAAAAGTGGTAAATAAATATATTTCTATCATAAAAATAGATTAATCAGATTCAGACACAAAAAAGCCGGAGAAAATCCGGCATAAATACCCCGCCATCTGAACACGTTTTGACACTGGCAACTCCACCTGGCAGGTGAAAAACAGATTTATTTATATATTTCAATTAATTGCAAGCTGGTCTAATGACAGGGAGAAAAAAATATTGTACAGGTGAAAACAGAAATAATTTTTAATTATCAATAAATTATCAAACATGCTGCCGCCGCCATGAAAATGCAAAAACCAGCCTTTTTCCGCGACGCTCCCGCCCCGTGGCAGGTCACTACACCGGGAGGACCCATAAAAAAGCCGGATTGCTCCGGCTTCTGTTACTCGTTGCTTAAAACGGTATGTTATCCCCGTACGGATCATCATTCCCCGCCTGTTGTTTTGGTGTGCTTCGCTGTCATAGGCTTTATCTCACAGCAGTAAATTAAAATTTTTGCGTTTTAACCCTTCACCTGTTCACCTTTTGATATTTTCTCTTTTAATTCATAATGTTAAGGGGTGAACAGTTTCACAAAAACTATTCACCAACTGTTCACCACTGTTCACCCTTGAAGCTCAATAAACAATCAAAAAGGTGAACAGTGAATAGTTTGGTGAACAGTTCATAAATAACTGCTCACCCTATAATATACTGATATAAAAGATATTTATGACAGGGTGAACAGTGGTGAACAGTTATTCCATAAGTTTAATTTTTGCTATCGTCATTAGTGACCGATACACATGATGGCATCCAGTCTTCTGATTCCTCCGTCAGTGTCACGTTTGAACGCAAACCGTGCTTCGTTTTCCGTTTCATATACTCCCTGCCATATTCCGCCATTGCCCCCGGCATATCTTTACCGAAGCGCGTCAGTGTTACAGGTTTACCAAACCCATGTGCCCTCATATAAGCCAGATAGGCATGATAGAGATACCTGCGTGGGCTGAATGGCACAATTTCAGCATTACCCACTAACAGGCCATCACACATTACCGACGCCATGAGATAGCCGCAGAAGTCCACCAGCGAATCCCCCTCTCGCTTTATCGCCAGTGCTTCTTCAGATTTCTGCTGCTCATATAACAGGCGTCTGGCTTCGTCCTGGTCAGCAAACCGTGTAAGCAGATGGCGAATCACTACCGCCAGCTCACCTTCTATTTTTTCCGCCAGCATTGGATCACGTTCGTTCTCCGGTACAACTTCCGAAAAATTGAATATCACCCGACGACGTGAGATCCCCCCGCTGCGGTCACTGAATGACATGGCGTTATTGTTAACCGCCAGCACTACTGCCGGAATACGCGTTGAGTAGGGGGCTTTGTGTTTCGGGTCAATTGCCACCTTGTCACCGCCTGTAATAGCCTTAATCCCTGCCCCATCACCAGCGTAGCGGGTCATATCCGGCATGATAATCAGCGAAAAGCCAACCACTAACGCGCGTTCCCTTGCATCTTCCAGCGCCTTCATGCTTGCCGATACTGTGTTGGCCTTACCCGCCAGCATGGTGCAAATCTCCGCCATCACGCTTTTACCACTTCCCCCTGGACCTGTTACCTCAATGAATAACTGCCAGTCGTACCGGTTCGCCAGCACCATGAATAATGCAGCCAGTACGCGATCCGCCTTGCGGTCATTCTCAGCCACCGAACGGCGTAACCACTTCCAGAAATTCGGCGCATGTGTTGCCAGCGTTTCCCCCTCTGCTGGTGGGCTGAAAGGTAATTCACTGGCAATTAACAACCAGTCGTTTTTGTTATGCTCCCGAAAATTACCTGTTCTGGTATCAAATACCCCGTTACTGAATCCAATCAGGTTACGGGCTGTATTCCCCATTACAGGCAAACTTAACTTCATGGTATCGACCGCCGATTTAATGGCGTTCTGCGAATAGCTGATCTCCGCATCAATGAAAATCTGTGCCATAGCTCGCTGTAATTCTTTATCCTGTACTGGCTCCCATACAACGCCGTTGTAATGGTGAACAGTGTCAGAGTCAGCATGAATCGCCAGTTCACCGCCATAATGTGCCAGGAGAACTTCGCCGCGTTGACTTGCTCCCATCTGGTTAAGCGCCAGTGATGAAGCGTTATCGTCTTTTACCCGCTCTTTTTTCTTTACAGGCAGTTCAACTACCTTTTTCTTTTCCGCCTGCTCTGCCCGTTCACGTTCCAGATATTCGCGCCAGTTCTCCCGTTTCTGGCTGTGCATTCCTTCAGGATAATAATCAGCATCCCTGACACCTGCCGCTGCCAGTTTCTGCCCGATGGTATTAACAAGTCCCGGACGCAATAACCCCGCCTGATAGAGACGCACGCGATAGCGTCCGTCTGGTACGATTTGCAGGTTGTCCAGTTCGGCAAGTTGTTGCTCTCCAAGCCAGACAGGTGGCACGTTATCGCCAGCCAGTCGCCCGTCCTGTTCCTGCCACTGCTTCGCATGTGCCCACGCATCACTACCCGCAAAAATGATGACTTCCGTCATTTTGTCACGCGGTTGGTGTTTTAAATTTGGCGCTTTTTTCATTTCTGCTCTCTCCACGCGGCAATCATGTTTTTCAGTTCCTGTAGTTTTTTATCCACATCCACACGTGACACATGGTTATTTCTGGAAGGCGGGATTTCCCGCCGGAATCTGCAAATAAAGATCTCCACGTTCAGCGAGCTATGAAATGAATAGCCATCACGAATAAAGTACACACGGTCAAACATTATCGATTTTACTGTTACTCTGTTGCCGTTCTTATCCCGATAAATAGCGCCGGGGATAATTTTGGGATGTGCATAACCGCTGGCAGTCAAGCCAGATAAATACGTTCTCATGATTATTTATCCCCGATTTGAATCAGTATTCGCTTTCTTTATGGCATTTAATGCATCTGTGGCATTTTCAATGGTGCACCGTAACGAAATATCAAAATGTCCAAGCATTGCCAGTAACAAACCGATATTACCCATATCAATGCGCATGGCCTTTGCGTCATATTCCTCATTTTCTGACGCATGCCACATCAGGCTACCAATTGACGCAACAGCCATTGATATATTGTCAGTAGCCCCATCCGCAGCGGAATAAACCTTTTTAGCAATATCATGCTCACAGTTAAAATGCGGATTAATCAGGTACTGGTAATTTGACATATCAGGCATGGCGCACCTCCTTGCGGATACGGGCGGTGAACACCATCACGCAGCCAGCCGGGGATTGCTGGCGGGCTTCCTGTTCACTGGTGGCCACGATGGTAATCACACGCGGTTTTGCGGCGCTCAGGGCGATAAAACGCCAGGTGAATTTATTCAGGTTGTGCGAATCCCGCCCTCGCGGGTGTATGGTATGATTTCTCATAGCTGCCTCGATACTCTCGTTATCGTTGGTGGTTAGACGCCCCGTATGTGTTTCCGGCACTGCGGGGCGTTGCTCTTTGTATTTCAACAATCCTTTCGGTGTGTTTCATGTTATGAGCGCATGAAACACACGTCAAGGCTTTTTGTATTTCTTTTTTTGTGTATACTGAAACACACCGATGATTAGGAGTTTCAGAAATGGCAACGGCTAACAAAAACGCAAAATCACAACTGACAACTGTCAGAGTCCCACTAGATGTTATGCAAGGGATGGAATCCGTTAAGCTGGACGGCGAAAGCAATGCCGGATTTATCGTAACCGCCATGCGCGGAGAAATAGCCCGCCGCCAAGCAGAAGGCAGCGGAGAAAATCCCCTTGTGTCGTCACTGGATGCCCTGGCTAAGGTCGAACAAATCGGCATCAAAGCAGCGGAAGAAATCGGGCAGCTTGTCACCGTTGCACGCGAAGAACTCCAGCGTCGCAAGACCAAAGAACCAGAGTAATCACCATCAGCGCCGTGGTGTAAGGTATTACGGCGCATTGCTATGCAGGACAACACAATGACCGATAAAGAATTGACCAAAACATTATCACCGGCACGGAAAAGACGGCGCAGAAAGATAGAGCATGAATCAGAAAGATTCGCGCCATGTGCTTTTGCTCTTGAGAAATTCCTTAAAGAGCACAGGAAAAAGCTCTCGTTGCAAACCTTGGAACGAACCAAATCTGACTGATCACATTGCCCACCAGCCGCAAATGTGGCATTGTTGGTGATGCGTTCAAGTTTAGTGTGTATCCATTGGCGACCGCCCCCGGTCGTCTTTGTTTTATATGTCATATGCTCCCCTTTACGCTGCCTTACCTGAATTAACGCGGTCACGGCTTTGCACCCAGTCCATAACTTCGGAAAGCAACCAGCCTACAGAACGCCCCCCAAGATTACGGCGAGACGGAAAGCCCCCTTTCTTCTCCAGTTCGTAGCGTGTAGTACGGCTGACGCCTGTTAACTTACGACATTCATCCTCACGAATTACGCGATCTGTTAGTGATTGAAATTGTGTATTTTGATTCAT